GTTCGCGGCTGGGGGCGCTTTGGTGGCGTTGACCCGCATTATCGTACCACTCGTATACGGCTCGTATTCCCACCGCTCCGATTACGGCGGTAGGGTCACTCGGAGCCCTGGACTCGTAAACGAATGAGCCCGTGTAATAGCCAGCCTGCGGGTGCTCAAGTGGGTCGTATAGTGTCGGCGGGAATACCCACCCCGGTGCTGTAAACTGCTCGCCGTCGTATGTCGCGAGTTCGCCGCCACAGGTGAGTCGCGTCTTGTTCTTCTCAAGGGACTCATAGCGGCTCTGCATGTCCCCCATATCGATGATGCACTCGGACACCATGCGGATATTCCGTAGATCCTCTTCCTGGTCCGACCTAACCAGCGCCACCTCGCCCCCGGCAAAAGTCCACTTCTCTGTGTTTATGCCGACTTCACTTATGCGGCTCACAGCTCCGTGGGTGTGAACGCCCCCCGCAATGCTCTCGGACATCTTCCCGACAATGCTGCACGTCGAGAAGGCGCTGTACTTCGCTAGAGCGTCCATGGACCCAATGTCTGGGATGCGCGACATTCGCATGAGGGCGTAGGAAGAGGACTGGATTCCGAACTGATCTACGGGGTTCTGGACGACGGCACCAGCGGTGGAGTTGGGGAACTGACAATCTAAGTCCAAGGACGGGACGCCTGGGAGGGCCATGGCGGGGGGCGGGATGGACCCCTTGATGTAAAGATAGGGGAAGTTAGTCGGTGATGCTGGCCCAAACCATCTGCTCGCATCCCCCAAGTTGAAGGTTCCGGTGAGTACGCCGCCGTTTATGCTTGTGATGGTAAACTCGTGGTTGGTGCCAAACGGCGGGGCAACTCCGTCATTGTCAAACATTACATTGATGCCATCCTCCGTGTTTCCCGCTAGCAGTACCATCCCCACCTCAAGGCTATCCGTGTAGGGGCGAAGTCGGTTGTTTTCTAACCATACCTGGGTGGCCGGTGAACCCGATATTACGCTATAGGCCGCATAGGGAAACTCTCGGGCCGGGAAGATTGGAAGGGGGTCTTGCGTCGGCTGCACCACCGAGAAGAAGACTTCATCTCCGCGCACGAACTGCCGAGAAGCTAGGCTTGCGTAGTAGATGTTGGGGTTGAAGCCGTCATCCCCGCCGGGGACCACCAGCAGCGTTGTTTGCCCAATGATGCCGTTTGCGGAGCCGGGTATAGCGATGTCGTATGCTGTCTGTGTGGTGACGATGGTGTTGCTGCACTGACGGATCACCACCTTACTGTCATACGCGGCGTATCTGGTGATATCTAAGTGCCCCTTCCCAACGCTTTGCCAGTAGTGCCAGCCGGGATTGTTCACCCCTAGCGCGGTGTCCCAGAGAATGGAGTAGTAGTCGTCGTTGCAGCCAGGGCCCAGGGAGATGTGCCGTGCGGTGCCGGATTGCTCAACGCCATACTCTCTGTTGATGTGCATCCCAAGCGGACCCGGCTGGTTGACAGGCCACGGGCCTCCCGGCGTGAGCGCCGCGTCCCAGATGAGCATCTTCACATCTTCGGTGACTGTGAAACCGTAGGCCGGCAACACGTTCGCCACCGGGGTGTGGGTGTGTACCCACGCAATGCCGAGGTTTCCGTTGTTCGGGTCACGGTATAGGGAGAGGCAACGATCGCACTCCTCTGCCGTGACCAAGTTCGCTATGGGAACGCCCGCCGTGTCACAGCGAAACGTGCGGATGTAGTTGGCAACCTGTGGGTCTTCGCGGACGTAGGCTATGGCTATCTCTGTCGCGTCTACCTCTACCGCGTCCATGAAGGGATGCGTCAGGTGAGCGTCGGTGTATGGGATTGCGCTGAACGGCCACGGATCACGGGCCGAGAACGCTAGGGTGTCCATGCGGAACACCTGGACCCGACCCGGCGCGGAGTTGAGTGGCCCCTCTGTCCCAACAAAGAAAACGTACTGTCCCGCCGTCACTAGGCGAGATGCGTAGTACCCCTCCCCCAGAGTCTGAGAGTTGACGATTCGGTCGCCGGTATTGGAGTCCACAACGGCGAAGTACTGCTTGCACAGGGTGGTTGTGGGGTCTTCGTCCGTCCAGATGTATACCGCATAGCCGTTGTGGTAGACGCACTGGTAGGCGTGTTGGTTAGAGACTATCCGCTCGAACGACTGCGTAGCTGTAAAGCCAGGGGAGCTCGACCCCCACAGGGTTCGCTCCGAGCGGGTGACCACCGGAGTCGCCTGGTCCACAAACGTCCAGTTAGCATCACTAACACTACGGCTAAACACTCGGTCGCCGTCGAACAAGAGAAGCTCGTCCTCCAGGGTGCCAGCTGACTCCCCCGTCAGGATGATGGGGCCGTCGTATGGAGCTGTAGAGGTGTTCGGATAGTTTATATCCACGTCTACGTTCAGATCGTCGTATCCGTTTCGCTTCTGTACCTCGCCGACCTTGTTATATACCCCGTTCTCCATGCGCGTCATCGCACCCGGAACCACCAACTTCTCAGCGGTGACTTGGTCTACTCCCTTAGCAAAGGTGACAGCCACCTTCTCCTTCTGAAGAGAACCGTCCTTTCTTCTCCCCCCGCGTGTACGACTCGCAGCCATTAGCCCACCACGATGTCTATGGTTATGTCGGCGGTAGCCGTCAGGTCGATGAACTTGTCCGGGTTGTCTGGGCTGGCGTAGTTAGTCTCCCAGACGTTGGAGTCTGCGCTCTGACGGATCACGGTCCACGCGATGTACTTGCGTCCCAGCTTGTGGGCTATTTGCTTGGATACACCGGCCTCCAGATCAATGCTCTCTATAATCCGGCCTGTGGCAAATGGTGACTTCTGCTGGGACTTGAACTTGCTGTCTACGTCCTGCTGAACGTCGGCAAAGGCACGGTCAGACTCCTCGTTACCTGTGCGGTAGAGGTTCTTCTTTAGCGGCCTACCCCTGTGCGCTCTTACCACCATCCCTGTCCGTTCGCGTATGGAAGAGAGGGCTCCACATCAATGATGTGAGAGGGCTGGCCGTCATCGCGGGAGCCACTGAGGGAGTCGATCTTTGCCTCAATGTCCTGAATCCCAGCATCCACAATGGCCGTAGACTCCTCACGCTTCATCTTCACCAGGCGAACCGCGTGCAGAACCACAAAACGCTCCCAGCCATTGATGCCGTCAAAGGTGTGAGCGGGCAGCGTGAGCGTTGCGGCAGCGGGGATATACCAGATATTGAGGTTATAGACGGATTGGGGAGTGGGCCAGAACACAGCGTTGGACTGCCGCGTCATGTAGTAGACGTTTGACCAGTCGGTCCATCCCTGGACGACGTTGTTGTCGAGGCCCAGGAACTTCTGGAAATCCATGCGGAGGAGTTTTATCCGCCGGTTGGCCGTGTACAGCCACCTAACCCCTAGAATCTTGAAGAAATCAGCCGGAAGGGCAACGGTATTTGTGCCCGCTACCGTGATTCCGTTCACTGCCTCCGCGTAGTACTCGTCGCCTCGGGCCAGGACCAACTTGCCGTACAGTTCGGCAATCGATTCGTTGATGTAATCATCAATCTCCGAATCGGGGTGGAACGGGTCATCCTCGATGTCCGCCCTTCGGCGTACCATGATTCGCAAGGTTGCGAGGTCTACGTTCCTGGCCATGCCACCACCTTAGAAGCCCCCGGCCCCCCGAAAGGGACCGGGGTTATTAGAACTACTGTGCTGCGCTCACTACCAGCGTTAGCTGAAAGTGAAGGCGCTCGTTGGAAAGTTCTTCAGGAGCGCCAGTGCTGTCGAGGACCGTGATCTCAATCGTGTTGTTGACCACTGGAGGCCCAGGAACCACGTCAGTGACGTTGGTTACCTGACAATAGTGCCCAGGGTTCGTAGCCGACTGAACCGTAGCCGTACACGCCCAAAGAGGCTGGTACTGCTGCGAAAGGGTGATCAAATAGACCCCCTTCGCTGTCCGCGCCGCCGTAAAACCGACACCAACAGTGAAGTCAACGGCCCCGGCGCCGGACCCGGCGTTTACGATTTGGCCACCAAGGGACACTTGCATGTTCCCTGGTACAAGGCCGTCTTGGAAAATCGCCATTAGAGCGTCACCACACCGTTGTACCCAGGAGCGATACAAGCCAGGTTGCCACGGTAGACAGCGCGGAACTCCACGGTGTCAGTGGTGACTCCCATGCGCCCGCCGCCTTGGCCTGCGCCACGAGTGATCATGTGCGGCAAGCCCTTGAGGTGGTGCATTTCCCAGGTGTCCATCTGGAGCATGTAGCCGGTGCCTTGTGGGCAATCGACATCAGCAACGACGTTGGCCTTTCCGGCGGTGGTGGTGATGATCATGGAATCAAAACCAACCTGAGCCGAACGCTTCCCGCCGACCTGGGTGGTCATTGTCTCGAAGCGA